GAACTAAGATGATTTATAATTTCTAAAGACCGATCTAATACACCTTTGTTGTAGTCGCTTAATATTACATAAGCATATTGCGAGAAATCATTTGCTTGAATAATGTCTAAAACTGCTGCACTATCTGCATAGGTGTCATCATCGATACGTGTGATATAATGTCCGTCGCAAATTACTCTAGTTTTAACACTACTAGTACTGTCTGTTTTAAACAATTCAGCATCGACACCTAAACTTTTAAGATTTTCAAATACAAGTCCTGCACCGCCAAATGATTCAGATTCACTTAGATACTTAACCACAGGCACAGGTGCCTCAGGACTTAGTCGTTCTGAAGTTCCGTAAATGTATTTGTCAATAATAACGTCGCCGATTACTAATACTTTCATATCACTATTATACTTTCTTTCGGTTTAATTGTCAAGAAGATTTATAGTTTTGAATACAGTTTCTAGTTTAGTTAAATTGACTTTGCTTTGTAGTGTATTACGAAGTCCATGATGCAACGGCTTTGGCCATTTAGTAAAACTACACCAAGCATATCCGTCATGTTCGTTATTTAATATAGGAATAAATTCACTGTCGACTACACAAAGGTATGTATGAAAATAAAATTTACTATCGGGCGAAACAAAGCTCTCTAAAGGCAGTGTCTTTTTAATAGCAGGAAGTTGTCCAATTTCTTCTTGTATTTCTCGCTTGAGACCTTCCCAAGGAGTTTCAGAACCTTCGTTAGTGCCTCCAACAAGTCCCCATAGGTTAGCTCGTTTTCCTTGAGCTCTATGGAGAAATAAAAATCTATTCGTATCTAATGTATAAAACAGCGCACCGCTACATGTAATTTGATTGTTCATACATATAATTATCCTGCCAGTTCTACTCTCCATGTTCCAACTGGATAATCACCGTCGATACTTAGTAGCCATTCACCGTTTTTAAATCTATATTGTACGCTTGTATTTAAATTAGTAGTATAAGTAACTTCTGTTGTAGCACTTGAATCGAAAATAATATTCCATTTACTTCCGTCCCACTCAATAATATCATTTGCACTAGCAACTAGTGCAGTAGTATCTGCATTTTGCCAAGCAATTGGAGACTCTGTAGCACTGTCGTTGCCTACATCTTCTAACAATAATATTCTTAGTCCGCTAGTTTTAATAGAACTAGGATTAAAACTAGTCGGATCAATGATATAATCAATGCTAGTTCGTCCTGCTATTACATTATCGCTTGGGAAACTATCAGTATCCCAATTTATTAATATTTTGCCCTCGTCAAACGGGCTTAGTGTAAACGTGCCAGTAACAGTACTTGCATTGTCTTGACTAGTAAAGAAAATTCGACTTACATCCGCAGCATATTGTCCTGGAAGTGCTTCAAATATTTCTCTCCAATTTTTGTTGCCGACAATGCCATTTGAATACAACTGCACAGTATCACCGTTGACAAATGCACCATATGTATTGTAATTAACATTTGCCATTTCAGCTGCTGTTTCGCTTTGTGCTTTTCTTCCAAATTTATTCTGAACAATTCCTGCTCTAGCAATGTCGTCATATGCATTTAACACAGGTCTACTTACGCCATCTTCGATAGTGCCTAAATTTTCATCAAACATACTAGTGATAATGTTTGTAATAACGCCCATTTTGCGTACTTTAGTTGGAGGACTGATATAGATAGGAATACTAAATGTCATAGTACAAATATCTATCTCGCTATCTACACCGACAGGTACACTTCTATTTGACCATTGTACGTTTTCTAAATTAACAACGCTAATACTAGTCCAGTCAATAAAGTTATCTGTGGTTTGCATTTCTAAACTTGGATTAAACAGCACAAGTATTTGTTCTAATAGCTGAAGCTTTTGATCTGTATTACTTGTCCATATATCTGCATTAATACGCATCATGTATGGAGTAGGTATTAATCGTTCGACTGTATAATTTTTACCTTGCGTGTTTAAATACTCGCCGGTAGCTTCGTCCCACTCTCGTTCTCTAATGTTAGTTTTACGAGTGTATGTTGAATCAGTTAGTCTGTCTTTGTCTAGTTCTAGACCTGTTAAATACACTGCAATACGAGGCGCACTAGGCAATTTGTTTTCACTGTTCTCTCTAATAATGTTTGCTACTTGGCGTGTTAGGTCACCGTAGGTAACAGGTACTTCTTTTTGCACGCCCTTGCCGTCTTGTACAGGAAAGTTTGCTAGAATACGCATCATCTGTGTAAGATACCTTCTTACTTGTCCATCGTAAAAATGTTGCATTATGTATTATCCGCCTTTGGTCTAAGTGCCTTAGAAAGACTTTGTCTTTCTTCAACCGTTTCACCACTAATTTGACTAGAATTTGTATTGTTAATAAACGACGACTTTTGTGTTTGTCTTTCAAGCGTATTGCTAAGTGACATCCTAATATCGTCGTTATATTTAACCCAACGTGCGCCATCGTAACGGAACATTCTATTAGGTAAGAAATCAGTACGCAAGAAGTAATCGCCGTCTTCGTTATTTCTAGGAAATTGAATACCAAAACCAAACGGTGCACCATTAGGAGCAGCATCGCCTGTGCCCACTAAATATCCGGTGTAACCTTCGCGTTCTGGTCTGCTAACAACTGCATCGGCACTATATGTAATATTTGATGCATCTAAATCAGTATCGTCTGCTGTCTCTAGTGCAATACTACCGTCATCATTTGTTGAAACTGTATAGTAATGACTAATGTCATATCCACTTTTAGGAGCATCTGCTTCTGCTTGTGCAACAACTGCACGAGAAATTTGCATTTCTTTTTCATATGTTGAAAGCAAATCACGTAATGTATCTGCTGATCCTTCTTCTGCAGGCAAGTCTAATATTTCTGAGTATTCTTGTCCGTCATATATTTGCTTTAATTTTAAGCGATATAAGTGCGGATACCAAGTTTGACTAAATCCTTCTGCTGCACGATTAACATCCTCTACAACATAGAACCGCTTTAGTGCTATACTATAATCATTTGCAGCATATTCATCTTTCAAGTGAGGTAACTCTATCACGTCACCTGGCATAATTTTTCTACCTAGTGTTTTAACACTACTGTTAATATGAATAGTTAGCATTAATGTATCGTTGCTCAAAAACAATCCAAATTGGCTCAAATCAAAGTCGATATCTTGGACATTATAAATGCCACGTAAACTATAGATGTCGGCATCGTACTTTCTATCTCTGTTTTCTAGAAATAGTAAGTCTTGTATGTTAGTTTCTTTTACAGCATTGTAAGTAGGCTGAGCAGCCGTGCCTTCACCTTCTGCAGGATTTTCAGGACCTAGATATTTGTGTATATTAATATCAGTACCGCCAATGGTAAACATTTCTTGAATCTGTTTATCCAAGAAATAATAATCATTACCGCGTTCCGGTTTGTATAAGCTAAGACGAGGGATAACCATTCTCCTATTGTTATACATATTTATCGTTCACGATAAATACTATTGGAGAACTTCATATGACATTAGCGACACAAAAACAAGAAGTATACGATTATGTTAACACATTCCTCGGCGGAGGCATGGTTGATGTTGAACTCGATCCTATACACTATCAAACTGGCTTAAACAAAGCATTAACACGTTTTAGACAACGTAGTGACAATGCAGTCGAAGAAAGTTATATGTTTTTAACTACAGTAGTAGATCAAAACGAGTATGTATTACCAAATGAAGTAATGGAAGTTCGTAAATTATTCCGCAGAAGCATTGGCTCACGCACTGGCGGCGGCGATGGCGGAAGTTTGTTTGAACCATTCAACTTAGCATATACAAATACATATTTGTTAAGCGGATCTAAAATGGGCGGACTTGCAACATATGATATGTTTGCGCAGCATCAAGAACTAGTAGGACGCATGTTTGGCAGCTTTATTGAATTTAAATGGAGCAGTACTAGTAAAAAGCTTACACTGCTACAGCGTCCTAGAGCAGAAGAAGAAATATTACTTTATTGTTATAACTATCGTCCAGACAGCGAATTGTTAAATGACTATCTAGCCAAGCAATGGATTAAAGATTATACACTAGCTGCATGTAAGTATATGTTAGGTGAAGCACGTTCAAAGTTTGCTACTATTGCAGGCCCACAAGGCGGAAGCACACTTAATGGTGACTCACTAAAATCAGAAGCACAAGCCGAAATGGAAAAACTCGAAGTTGAAGTATCAATGGCAGTTGCTGGCGGCACAGGATATGGCTTCTTAATCGGTTAAAAACTACCCAAGTTTACGCTAACATCTTAGTCTGCTGTAAATACAGTATGACAACATTTCAACACAAAGAAGCTAACCGTTACTTTTGGATGGTAAAAGGACATCTCATTCCCGACAGCTGGAATGAAAAAGATATCATGTCAACTTACGAATCTTACTTTGCTCGTCTTTGGGGCAATCATGAAAACTGCTATCACGAAGTAGGGTTTGAAGCAGCTTGGGCAAAACGTCAAGGCGAAAAAAGAGCTTGACAACTGCTAACTTATAGTTTATACTATATAAAAGTTAGGAGAGCCAAATGAGTAAATTTAAACTATTAGTAATAGGTCATGGCAGACATGGTAAAGATACGGTGTGTGAAATGCTCCGCGACGATTATGGTTATACATTTGAATCGAGTTCAAAGTTTTGCAGCAAATTTTTTATTTTTGAAGCCCTAAAGGAAAAGTATGGTTATGCTAATGAGGAAGAATGTTATGCTGACAGGCATAATCACAGAGCAGAATGGTATGATGCTATCTGCGCTTATAATGAGTTTGATGCAGCAACTCTAGGAAGAGATATTTTTGAAGAATACGATATCTATTGTGGGCTACGCAACAAGCGTGAATTCTTTGCAATGCAAAACACAGGAGTATTTGATTATGCTATTTGGGTAGATCGAAGTGATCATTTACCTCTTGAGTCAAAAGATAGTATGAGCCTTGAACAATGGATGGCCGATTTTACTATTGACAACAATAGCACATTAGAAGATTTAAAGTTTAATTTAGACAGACTAATGTGTTATTTAGAAGTCAGGGCGTAAATCACCTTGCTTCCAGCGTATACCTTCTTTCTGAGTTATGCGCTGACAATTCGCACAAATAGTTTTTAAGTTATTAGGACGGCAGTTATTTAAATCACCGTCTATATGAAACACATTAAACTGTTCTTGATGCTTTGATTTAAACCCACACTTTTCACATACACTTTTCTTTTCGTATCCACGTTGCTTCCACAAAGGTATGCCATGGCCTTCACCGTTGCGCAAACACGATTCACATAGCTTACGATAATAGGTTTTATTATTTTTTTTATAATTTATAGCCGCCGGACGGTGCCCGCAGGCGCATAATGGTCTCATATTGTATTTAGCTCACCTTTTCGGTGCCTTTTCCTGGGGTATATTGCGGGTGTTTTATCTCGAATATAATAAATACTGTATAGAGAACACTAACATCCAATAGGAGAAATAACATGGCATTAGTATCACCAGGCGTAGAAGTCAATGTAATTGACGAATCATTCTACACTCCGGCAGCAGCTGGTACTGTACCGATGATCTTTGTTGCTACTGCAAGTAATAAAACTAGAAGCAGTGGAACAGGAACAGCGGTAGGTACACTAAAAGCAAACGCAGGAAAACCATATTTAATCACTAGCCAACGTGAGCTAGGAGAAACATTTGGCGATGCACTGTTTTACAGTGACAACAACGGCAATATGATTCACGGCGGAGAACTTAACGAATACGGTCTACAAGCTGCTTATTCTACACTAGGCGTTTCAAATCGTGCATATGTTGTTCGTGCAGATTTAGACACATCAGAACTTACAGCAAGTGCAACGGCACCTGGTGGTGAGCCAGCAGACGGCGCATACTGGTTAGACACTTCTACTAGCAACTACGGAATTCTTCAATGGAACGGTTCTGCAATCAATGTTGCAGGCGGACAAAGCTTTACTGCACAATCACCTAGAGTGATTACTGTAGTTACTGACTTGACAGGCGAAGCAGCAGGCAACGCTCCAAAAGCATCAATTGGTGCAATTGGCGAATATGCAGTTGACGCAAACGACACAATGAACCGTTTGTACTACAAGACACCAGGATACGGCACAACTGTTCAAAGAGCAGTAAATGCAGGTACTTGGGTTGAAGTAGGCGGCGATGAATGGAAAGCAAGCTGGGCAGCAGTTAGAGGAACAGGAGTTAATCCAGCACTAACAGCTGGACATACTATGGTTATCAACGGAGAAACTATTGATCTAATAGTTGGTACTACTATTACTGCATTAGTTGGTTATATTAATGGACAAGTTACAGGAGTAACAGCCGCACTAGTTGATAGTTCAATTGAACTTTATGCAAACAGTACAAGTGATTCAGACGGTGCAGGCGCTAACGCAGCAGACGGCAAAATTACAATAGCAGCAGGAACTGGCTCATTGTTAGGAGACTTAGGCCTGGTAGCAGGAACATATAGTTCACCAAGATTAGTTGCAGCACCTCACACAAATGTGCCTACGTTTAAATCAGACGATACAGTACCAGCACCTACAGGTTCAGTATGGATTAAAACTACTACACCAAATGGTGGAGCAAATATTAATGTAAAAAAATATAGCACTGCTACTCAATTGTGGTCAACTGTAACAGCACCACTTTATACTACTGCTGCTGCTGCACTTTACAGTTTAGATAGAACCGGCGGCGGCTCAAATCTTGCAGCAGGTGCATTGTATATTAAAACTAATGTAGATGAACTTGCTAATCCAATTGGAAACTATAAGGTATACACAAGAGCAACAACTGGTGCAACTAGTGTTACAGGTTCGGTTGTAGGGGCTACTGGTCTTACAAATCAAGCTTACGACTTTACTATTCAAGAAACTACAGCAGGCGGAACTGCGTTATCAACAGCATACGGAGTAAGTGTTAGTACTACAGACGAAGCTAGCTCAGATGTAGAATTGTTTGCAGCAGCTATTAATGCTAAGGGCATGACCAACGTTGTAGCATTAGTAGATTCACAAAATAGACTAGTACTTCAACACAAACTTGGCGGCGATATTTACTTAGTTGACGGAACAAATACTCCGTTAAATGCACTAGGATTTAGCGCAAGTACTACTAATATGTACACTGGACCAAATGCTACTGGACTTGTTGCTTCAAACTGGAAGCCGCTAGTTTATACAGCATCAGGCACAGTTCCATTAAACTTAGCTACACAAGGCCAATTATGGTATAGCAGTGTTGTTGACGAAGTTGACATTCTTGTTCACAATGGTGAAGCATGGGTTGGACTAAACTATGCTGGCGACGGCTTATCAACAGTTGCAAGTCCATACACTAGCACTGATCCAGCAGGTCCTATCGTAAGCGCAACAGAACCAGCAGACGGTGATCGTTCAGACGCAGGTAATCTAGTAACAGGTGATATTTGGATTAGCACAGCAGATGTTGAAAACTATCCAGCTATTTACAGGTGGAATAATACAATTGATGCTTGGGTATTGCTAGATAAAGCAGATCAAACTACAGAAAACGGAGTTCTATTTGCTGATGCACGCCAAGGCGACACTGGCGGTACAGTAGATGATGCACCGAGTGCAACTATTGCAGAATTACTAATAAGTGATTATGTTGATGTCGACGCACCAGATCCAGCACTATATCCAAAAGGTATGCTGCTATGGAATCTACGCAAGAGTGGATTTAATGTAAAGCGTTTCGAGCGTAACTACATTGATACAGCAGGCAAAAACGTTCGTCAAGGCGGAGTAGATGCAGGAGCATCAATGGCAGCTTACTATCCACATCGTTGGGTTACTGATTCAGGTAACCAAGCTGATGGTTCAGGTAGCTTTGGACGTCATGCACAGCGTAAGAGTGTTGTACAAGCACTACAGGCATTGGTTAATAGCAATCAAGATATACGTGACGAAGAAAGCCGCCAGTTTAACTTAATGGCTTGTCCAGGGTATCCAGAGCTAATTGGCGAAATGATCACACTAAACTATGACAGACGCCTAACATGCTTTGTTGTTGGTGATACACCATTCCGTTTAACACCAGATGCTACTAGCTTAAATGAGTGGGCAACTAACGTTAAACTAGCACTAGAAGACAACGACGATGGCGCAGTAAGCTACGACGAGTACATGGCTATGTATTACGGTTCAGGCTTTACAAGTGATAATGCAGGCAACAACATTGTTGTTCCGCCAAGTCATATGGCGCTACGTACTATTATACTAAACGACCAAGTTGCGTTCCCCTGGTTTGCTCCAGCAGGTACACGACGCGGCGGTGTAACTAATGCAACAAGTTCAGGCTATATCACAAGCGAAGGTGAATTTAAATCAGTGGCACTAAACACTGGACAGCGTGATACGCTTTACAGCAATGCAATTAACCCGATTACTTTTATTAGTGGCGCTGGGTTAGTTGTGTTTGGTCAGAAGACTCGTGCAAGAAACGCAAGTGCATTAGACCGTGTTAATGTAGCACGTCTAACTGTATACTTACGTGGCCAACTAGAATTACTAGCTAAACCATACTTGTTTGAGCCAAATGACAAGATCACCCGTGATCAAGTTAAAGCAGCAGCGGACGCATTGTTACTAGAACTAGTAGCACTAAGAGCACTATACGACTTCCTAGTTGTGTGTGATGAATCAAACAACACACCAGCAAGAATAGATCGTAACGAGCTATACTTAGATATTGCTATTGAACCAGTTAAAGCTATTGAGTTCATTTACATTCCATTGAGAATTAAGAACACAGGCGAAATTGCAGCACTAGGTTAATATGCGCATATAATGAGTGGAGAATTAGCTCCACTCATTAAGGCATAAATATTGTATAGGAGATTAAGAATGCCAATCACAACATTACAAAATATTAGTGTACCTACAGAAGGTGCTGGTTCTAATTCATCATTATTGATGCCTAAGTTACAGTATCGCTTTAGAGTATTACTAGACGGTTTTGGTACTACTGGAGGTCCAGACGGTACTAGAGAAATTTCAAGACAGGTAGTAGACGTAACTCGTCCAAACATTAGTTTTGAGCAAATGACAATCGATGCTTATAACTCGAGAACATATCTTGCTGGTAAGCACACATGGGATCCAATTACCCTTACATTGCGTGAAGATGCAAACAACAACGTACAAAAAGTTGTTGGTCAGCAGCTACAAAAGCAGTTCGATTTCTTCGAGCAGTCAAGCGCAGTATCAAGCGGTACTTACAAGTTCCAAACTAGAATTGAAATTCTAGACGGTGGTAACGGCGCGAACGGAGCAAACGTAATCGATCGCTTCCACTTAGTAGGTTGCTACATTGAATCGGCTAACTATAACACACTAGCATATGCAACAAACGAAGCAGTAACAACTACGCTAAGTATACGTTTTGACAATGCTATCCAGTTTGGCACAGACGAAAGTTTCGAAGGCATAGGCGAAGCAACAGCAAGAGCAGTTGCATCAGCTATTGGCGGAACAACAGTTACTGGCTAATACAATTAGTTAAGGTTGGTATTTTCTATAGAAAGCGGAGGTTGTTAGTTCAATCTTCGCTTTTCTTTATATACACAGTTAATGCACAAGGATAAATATTAGTATGAGTTTAAAAGATGCATTCCTGTTTAACCTAGAATCTGAGACACATTTACGTGACGCTCGTCACGCCCATCAGATTTATACTCAAAATAATTTTGCTTTTGCGCCAAAAACAAAATACATGTATCATGTTAGGTTTGATCCTAACGATGAAATAGGTAATAGTGCAACTTCAAATGTATTTAGATTTCAAAAAGAACTAGGTGTTCTTGTTAAAAGTGCAGACTTGCCTAGCTTTCGAGCAAGTGTAGATAACAAGCAACAGTACAATCGTAAGAAAAATGTACAAACCCGCGTTGATTATCAAGATTGTAGAATTGTGTTTCATGACGACAGTACCGGCGTTACACGAGCATTATTAGAAGAATACTACAGATATTATTTTGTTGATGCTAACAAAGTTACAAACGGTGTTGACGGTGCATATGGACCTAGAGACAAATATTTTGCTAGAGTTCCAAATTACGGTCTTAACAACGATAAAAGAAATCCGTTCTTTAAAAGCATTACAATTTATCAATTATCACGCAGAAATTGGGTAGCATACACTTTAGTTAATCCATTGTTGACTGCATGGGATCACGGTAGTGTACAAAGTGACGGCAGCGAATTTAACGAAAATACAATGAGTGTTGCCTATGAAGCAGTACAATATACAAGTGGAACAGTTGCCAGTGATACTCCTGCAGGCTTTGCTGATCAAAGTGTAGGGTATGATGTAACTCCGAGTCCGTTAGGGTATCTCGACGATGCAATGAACGGCAATTTAGGGGGTAAAGGACTTCTACCTTCGTTGATTGGATTAGGTACTTCGGCACTATTAAATAAAGCATTTGGAAATAAAAACGGTAAAAGTAGTAATATTCTTAAAGATGTTGCAACAGGTGTAATCGGCGGCCTAGTAACAAATGTATTATCTCAAAATAAATTACCAGTGCCAGATGGACAAAATATACAAACGTCATCTACATCACAGTCTAATAATTCTAGAATATTAAGCAATCAACAAATTGCTGCTCAATTAGCAGATCCAGCAGTGGCTAATCAAGTTCTACCTGCTCTAGTCAACAGTGGAGCACTTCCGAATGTAAGTATTAATGCATATAACAGTGCATCGGCATCGCAACAGGCAGCATACAAATCGCAAGCTGCTGGAGCAATTAACGGAAACCAAAAACTAGCACAAGTTGCATCAAATGCAATATCTAATTTACCTAATCCATAAAGGAAACACGTTATGGCAAATACTGAAATAACTACAGAATTTTTTAATAATTTTTATAATATAGAAATAAGTTATAATCCTAGCGAAGTTGATGCTGTTATTGGATATTTCCTCAAAAGGGGATTTGAAAAAACTGCTGCAATCAATACTGCAAGCGTTCTATTACAACAGGCTAAAATTGACGATTTAAATGTACAGCAATTAATAGATACACTTAAAGGTGTAACAGATGTGCAGCTAAGTCTTATTGTTGCTCAGATACTTAATTTTAATAGAGAAAAAACTAGTGTGCTAGGTTTTAGAGAAGAAACATCGCAGTTTGAATTATTTGATCAAAGAAATGTTGTAATATGATATGTCTAGATTTGCACAAGGTAAATTCAATCTTAAAAATCCAGAAAAATATATAGGAACTAAAACCCCTACGTATCGTTCAGGATGGGAATTTACTTTTATGAAATTCTGCGACGAACATCCGGCTATAACACAATGGGCAAGTGAAGCAGTGCGTATTCCATATCGCAATCCGTTAACTGGCAAACAAACAATATACGTACCTGACTTTTTTATTGCATATGCAGATAAGAGTACAAAGCAGCGTGTAGAACTAATTGAGGTCAAACCTAAAAATCAAGCAATGCGAGAAAATTTAGGAAAAAGCAAACACAATCAAGCACATTGGGTAGTGAATCAAGCTAAATGGGAAGCTGCACGAGCATGGTGCAAACAAAAGGGTATAATATTTCGCATTGTTACTGAAGATGATATCTTTCATTCTGGAAGACGAAGATAAATAATAGTAGCATATAATGGAATGGACCCATGACAAAAAAATTAGAAGAACTTCTTGATTTACCTAGCTCTAAAGAAATTATAGAGAACGCACGAGAGCAAGAATCAGATCAAAAAGAATATGAAATTGCACAAGCAGAAACTTTTCGCGATATAAAAGAGTTCGATAAAATTGCCGGTGCATTACCTGCTGTTAAAGGTCTTGGCGAAATGGCAGACAGAGAACTTAACGAAATTGCTGATAAAGCAATGCAAGCATATGAAGACTTAATGGATCTAGGTATGAATGTAGAAAGTCGTTACAGTGGCAGAGTATTTGAAACTGCCGGCGGCATGCTTAAAACTAGTTTAGATGCTAAAGTTGCAAAATTAGACAAGAAATTAAAAATGATTGAATTACAACTTAAAAAAGAAAAACAAGACAAAGAAGGTAACAATAGCGGCGATGGTGATATTGTCAACGGTTCCGGATATGTTGTAACAGACAGAAACAGTCTTTTAGAACGACTTAAAGGCTTGGATAAAGATAAATAATACATATAGAACGGGAATCATTGCGCAATGAGATCATTTAAAGAATTACTAACTGAGTCTAAAAAGACTTATCAATTTAAAATAGGAGTTGCTGGACCCTTGCCAGAAGGTTTCGAAGATACTCTAGAGACAATATTTAAAAAGTACGGTGCTAACAATTTAACTTCAGGTAAGAAAACACCAATTCAAGAACGTCCATTAGACTTTCCACAATTGCAAAATATGGAAGTTACATATTTTGAGCTGGCTGTTGAATATCCTACTACTAGCCAAGTACTTCAAGAATATGTAGGCCAATGCTGCGGTATTGACCAGGCGCATATCATTGTACGCAATGTACATGACCCTAGAGAAGAATATCAAGAAACAGACGATAGTGCTCCATATGAAGCAATGTTGACCAAAGAAGACATGGGTGGCGAAAGCGCTCAAGACAACGTTGCTGGAAGTAGAGTAATGGGTCTTTTAAAAGAACTAGAAACCGCTCGTAAAGAACGCGAGCATGACGGTGCAGCTGGTGCACCTAAAGGTGAGTCAAAGGATATTGACGAATCTGAAAACACCAAAAGCACTATGGGGAGCTAATTATGAATATGAAGAAATTAATCGAATCAATGGACCGCATTGAAGAATGTGGAATGTCAGAGATGCCAGCTATGTCAGCACCGATGCAGCAAGGCAATCCTGTAACAATGAGTGTTAGCTTAAATGCTAGCGGTAAAGAACATGTTGACGATTTAATCAATATGATGAAAAACGCAGGCATGGGAGCAGCTGAACCAGTTGCTGCAAAAATGCTATCACCACGCATGGATATGGAACGTTTGTCGAGCATTATGGGCGAACCAGCAGACGGTTTAGACGATAGAGAAATGGATCTTCCAGGATCAGAAATGGAAGAACTTGAAGCTGAAATGGAAGAAGGCCCTTGTGAAGAGTGCGGCATGGAGCCATGCGAATGTGATCATACAGAAGAAGCAGCAGATGGCGGATTCGGCGATGCATCCACTGAGCCTGATCCACAGTACGGCGACCTAAGCGATGCTATTCCAAACGGCAACGATCTAAACCGTAAAAAAGGCGCTTATAAAGTAGTAGCCGGCGGTGATAATCCAATGGAATATAAAATGGAAGTAGAATCCATTAAAGCACAGCTAATGGCAGCACTTACTGAAAAGAAGATGCCAATGGGTGCAGGTCCAGACGGTAAAAAAGGCACAGGCGATGACAAGCCTGCTTTTTTAAACCAAAAGACCGGTGACAAGAAAAGCAAAGGCGGCAGCAAGCCTAAAAAAGGCCAAGTACCTCCACAGTTTGCTAAAAAGAAATAAAACTACCACTTGAGATGGGAAGTTCAAATAGGACCTACGGGTCCTATTTTTTTGACTAAGTAATTGTATGATATTACATAAACAAGAAATTACAGAAGTTAATCGAAATGCTACTTCGATAGATGATTTTTATTATAGAGGAACCAAATATGAAGATGGTGGCGGAACTGGGATCCGAGGATTAGCTGCTGAATTTTTTCGCGACGGAAAACTTATAGATAGAACAATTATTCTAAAAAATAATGGGTGTACTCTAGAAATTATTAATATATTCAAAAACAGAAAATATTATATAGAATTTCTAGATAACAATTTGCATATAGAGGCATTAAGATTTTTTCAAGATAGAGACTGGCAAATAAAATCTGAAACTTATGAAATTACCGATTTACTTAGTATTAAGTCGAGAGCGTTTGGAAGATTGTTAGATAGCTTCAATAATATGACGTTAGAAGAAATATACCAAACAATTTCAACATTAACGAGAAAAAATAATAATGAATAAATTTTTAATAACAGGGTTGCCAAGAAGCGGCACAACTATTTTTGCAAGAACACTATCGCAATTGGATAATGTTCATATGGCAAACGACGAACATGACTTTTTTGAACCATTTAAATTGCTATCTAAGTCTTTAGATTTAAATAGCCTGCCTAAATTAAAAGAACTAGAAGATAGTTGTAAATTAAACTATTTTGGATTTAAATGTTTTCCTGGAGATTTACTAGACTTAACTATGTTAAGACTCGACGGGTATAAAACATTTGCAGTTATAAGAAAAGATATATGGAAAAGTATTTTTAGTCATGCAATTGCAAGAACAAAACTTTTTAGAGACAATGACGGCAGTGCATTTGGTACTAGTTCAAAACTACATACGCAATTATTATCAGCATCGACAATAAAAGAACTACCTACTCCATTATTAAGAATGTTTCGAGATTCTTTTTTTGCTCGAATAAAAGAAGCATACGAGTTCGAAACACAACACACCAATACTGACGTAATTTATTTTGAAGATTTAATTAAACCTAATGCAAGCGTTGATTGCGTAAATAATTATTTTAATAAGGAAGTAATATTTAATTTAGACTATGACGATTCAGATGATTTTAGTTCGTACTATCAAAACTTTTCTCCAGAACTATTAAGTAGTATGTGTTTACATTTTATGAAAACAGTGAATATTCCAAACGATTGTCCTCAATATATTATCGATTCTATATATAAATATTATAAGGAATAAAATTGGCAGCATCATTAGACGGCGTCTTAATTAAAAAGGCGAATAGAAAAGAAACTTATACAGAAGAGCAAATAGCAGACTTATTAGCCTGCATGGATCCTGATACGGGTTACTTGCACTTTGCTCGCAAATTTGCGTACATTCAGCACCCTGTACGAGGCAAACTATTATTTGATCCTTACGAGTATCAATTACGATTAATGCACAGTTATCACGCATATCGTTTTAACATTAACATGATGCCTAGACAAACAGGCAAGACAACTTGCGCTGCAATATATCTTGCTTGGTATGCAATGTTTAGACCAGATCAAACTATTCTTGTTGCAGCACACAAGTACACAGGCGCACAAGAGATTATGTCACGTATACGCTTTGTGTATGAAACGTGTCCTGATCATATTAGAGCAGGGGTTACTAGTTACAACAAACAGTCAATTGAATTTGAAAACGGTTCACGTATTGTAGCACAAACAACAACAGGCAACACAGGACGCGGTATGAGTATTTCGCTACTATACTGTGACGAGTTTGCATTCGTACAACCAAACATTGCTGAAGAGTTTTGGACTTCGATATCTCCTACACTAGCAACTGGTGGTCGTGCTATCATTACAAGTACACCTAACAGTGACGAAGATACATTTGCTACAATTTGGAAACAAGCTGAAGACAAGTTTGACACACACGGCAATGAACAAGAACTAGGATCAAACGGATTTCATAGCTTTATTGCACAATGGCAAGAACATCCTGATCGTGACGAAGCGTGGAAAGAAGCTGAAATTGGACGTATTGGTGAAGAAAAGTTCCGCCGCGAATATGGATGTGAATTCCTTGTATTTGATGAAACACTTATTAGTAGTTTAAAACTTGCTGTTATGGAAGGCATTAGTCCCATACTTAACATGGGTCAAACACGCTGGTACAAGAAGCCTAGTCCACAATATACATATGCAGTAGCTCTTGACCCTAGTATGGGTACAGGCGGCGATAATGCTGCTATACAGGTATTTGAATTGCCCAGCTATGTACAAGTTGCAGAGTGGCAACACAATACTACTGCTATACCTGGACAGATTAGAGTGCTTGCAGACATTTGCAAATACATACAACAAGAAACTAATAACGCTAACGGTATATATTGGAGTGTTGAAAACAATGGTATAGGCGAAGCATGTTTACTTGTTATACAAGACTTTGGTGAAGAAAACATACCAGGACTATTTGTAAGTGAGCCGATGCGCAAAGGGCATGTACGCAAGTTCCGCAAAGGATTTAACACTACGCACGGCACTAAAATTACAGCGTGTAGTCGTTTAAAGACTATGATTGAAAATGATAAAATGGTTATACATAGCAAACCGTTGATATCAGAACTTAAAGGCTTTGTAGCAACAGGGTCAAGTTTCCAAGCGAAAAGCGGTATGACTGATGATTTAGTAAGTGCTACACTATTAGCATTACGTATGATGGCAGTACTAAAGGACTGGGATCCTAGGATCTATAACACCTTTACACAAGCAGAAGATTATGAAGATTATGAAGCACCTATGCCTATCTTTATAAGTACAAACTATTAACGAGTTGATAAATACATTATGCAAGAATTTGACAAAATAGGCGAAGACCTTTTTAACAAGATAAGAGGACGTTTTCCAGAAGTTACAATAGGTGACGAGACTGGAACAGTTACTAACGAGCCGACTATGGCACGTTTCTTTGATTTTGATTATAACGGATTAGGTAAAGTAAGTGTTGCCATTGATGAAGATGAAGGTCTAACTATTATCTACAGCAAAGACTTTATGGAAGATCAAGACGAAATGACACAAGATGCATGGTATGACTTCTTAAAAGAATTACGTATCTTTAGCAAAAAGCGTATGTTAGATTACAGCGTAAGAGATATTACTAAGTCAAATTTAAATAAAAGAGATTATAAATTCTTAGCGAAAACACCTGAGGACGGACAAATGACAACAGAATCAAAACTGTATGGTACTAACAAAATTAGCTACCAAAAAGTAGGCGAAGCACGTATTGTAATTAAACATACTGAAAGTATTAATGCAGAAGTTGCTGCTGGGCGAACACGCAACATTGGTAAAATTTACATTGAGAGTGCAGACGGCGAGCGCTTCATTTATCCATTCAAACACCTAAGTGGTGCAAGAGCAATGGCACGTCACGTAGCAGAAGGCGGCAAACCATTTGATGATTTTGGTACACACATTGTTGGTCTATCAGAAGAAATGAGTAAACTGCGTAAGTTTAGCAACTACATGGGACGTAGTGCTGTAATGGCAGAAAGCCTAGCAGGATATGTAGACGTAGTTAAAGAGCGTATCAAAACAGTTAAGAAAACAATTGAGAGCTTGCAAAAGCCAGCTTACTATGCAGAAACATTTGCTGCATTTGAAAAGCCAATGATGGAAGATGTTCCTGCAGATGTTGCAGAGAATTGGATTGACCAACTAACTATTAAACAGTTTAACGAAGAACTATCAGATGTATTTCCATACATTTACAAACTAGTAGGCGAAGCAACACGAGCAAAAGAATTAGGTCCAGATGAACTAGAAGAAGTAGCAGGGCCAAAAGATTGTTGGGATAGACACAGAAAAGTTGGAACTAAACCAGGCACAGGTAAAAACGCAGGCAAGCGTGTAAACGATTGTGAAAGAATTCCAGAAGAAATTGAACTAGAGCAAGGCTTTGAAGAAATGATGGGCCAGTTTGGCGAAGGCCAAGAAACAGACGAAGCAGAACAACAAGTAGACGAAGCATACATTAATACAAGCAAAGATGCTGTAGAAGTTTTAGCTAACTTACGTAAGATTGGTAAATCAATTGAACGCGGCCAAGGCGAGTACGAAGGCAACTTAGCAAATGAGTATGCTAACGATGTTTGGGATGTGTACAGTTTTATTGAAGCAAGAACAAACGGCTTCCAAGGCATTGACAAAAATGCAAAGGCCGCAATCGATGCAATGATGGATCTGCGCAAAGAAGCAAAAGGCATGGAAACTAAAACAGGCTCAGGCAAGAATGGGCAGTTTGGCAATCAAATTGTAAACACACTATACCCTGTAATG